GTTCCAAGGGTCACCTGTTCGAATCAGGTAGAGAGGACCATTCCTCTGTAGCTCAGTTGGTAGAGCGACAGGCTGTTAACCTGTAGGTCATCGGTTCAAACCCGGTCGGAGGAGACACAAAGCACCAATAGCTCAGTGGCAGAGCGTGCGTTTAGTAAGCGCGAGGTCAGGAGTTCAAACCTCCTTTGGTGCAAACCCGTTATTTTTACTAATTGACAATTTTCCAATTTGTAAAAGTAACTTATTTATTCAAGAAGCCATGTATTTATCGTGTATCTAAACGTATTGTTTTCAGGTTTATTAACCCCATGTGGGTGTGTCCAATATGGTGGAAATAATATAGCTTGCCCTTTTTTTAGTTTGATTTTATCAATACCTTGACTTGGAAAATAAAATTCACCACCCTCGTAATCACCGTTAAGTGCTATAATTACACTTATTTTCCTCACATCTCTTCTAATAGGAGAGTCTTTTGGTAGGTTTTCGATTGAATCCGAAAACACACTATCAGAATGTAATCGTGTTTCTCCTAATATTTTTCTAAATGTATATCCATCATCACTACTTATATTGACAATAAAATTATTAATACAAAATAATCGATTGACTGCGTCAGATATACATTGATATATTTGATCATCTAATATTTTTGCAAACTTCTGATTTTCTATAGATCGTATTGTTATAGATTCACATAGAACATTATTGTGTTTGTTATATTCGAATTTAGTACGTTTTGTTTTATCTATCACAATTTTAAGAGTATCACAAAGTTCGTCTGATATGACATTATCCATTACGTATACAGAAGAACCAGATTTTACCTCCATTTACAATTAAAAGATGTATATTTTTTAACTAACTTAAAATAAAATGACGATTCTAATATAATGTTGACTATTGCAGAGATACTTTTACAACCAGTTGTATCTGTAAGAAAGCGTTTTAGGTCACGTCCGGGCGCTGCAGTTCACGATGCTCCACCACCACCCACTGAATCACCAAATGAGTGGGCATTTGGTCCCTACTCATGGAAATGTATAATAGATGCTTGTGATAAAGAGGGGCGGGTTGATAGAACTTTCACAGGGTTTAGTCAGAATATGAATATCACAGAAAGGACAAAACTTGCATGTGATAGACATAAGATGCCTGGGACCGAATGTGGTGAGCCAAATCTTATTATGAAAGGTGGTGAATGTGACGAAGTTATTTACATGAAAACCAAAAAAGATGGCAAACTAATTAATCTATCAAATCCATTTTTTCGGGGATGACGATAGGTGGTGCCTGTATCCAATCAAGTGGTTCTAAAAATTCAGCTGCGAATGCATTGTCTTTTATTTCTTTTACCTGTACAATTCTACAATCTTGGGGAGTCATGATGGGTTTCATTTTGGTGGGTTCAATTACAATAACCGGTTTACAAAAAAGTGCCAACATTATATCTTTCTCTTTAATTGGAAAATATGTTCAGTAATTACCGAACAACCTAAAAATGTCAAAATAGGATTATCATACTTTCTGATACCATAGTACATAATCATAAGACCCCATGCAAATGCAAGATAGTCTGTCATGGGTGAAGCTGAAAAACTACAATTTGATTCTGTGGGTATAGACGATTCCATCATATCGTAGTATAAATACCCTGCTACTACTGAAAACAAAATAGCATAGAAGTGATTGTTCATATAATATAAGGAATAAAATAAATTATAATGTAAAGTATGTCATGTTGTATGCGTCCAAACGTTGAAGAAGATGACGAAGATCTTCAACGTTTGAAAAAGGTTAAGAACACAATTTCAAAGTTTCAACACACTGACAGACAATTAATATATGAAGTGATAGAGAAAATTGAAGAATTGGATGATGAATTGGTAAAGACTCAAGAAGAAAATGAAAGACTTCGTGGTGGGCAGTTAATTAATGTTGCTACAAATAGTCTCGTTGAAAAATTACGCGAAGAGAAGATTGATCTTGAATATGAGAATGAAATACTACGTACTCGTGTATTTAACAGATATAAACAGTAGAATAGTGTATTTTTCATGAAGGATGAACGACATCTCGTGGTGCAAGAACCCGATGGATCTGTAGCAATAGCTTTTAATCCAGAAGTTCCTCCACCACCAGATTCCGCTCCACTACCCGAAGTAGTACAACAAGTTGTGAGGATTAAATATACTCTAGCCACTCAATTTGCTTGTATTGTTTTATTCGCCACTTGTATAATTCAGATTTTCTTATATAAAAGGGGTGTTGATGTACTGAATATGGTATTCATAGGTACAACAACAATTGCAGTGTTTAGTGAAAGACCATCTTCTGCAGCGTGGATTACAGCTCATGGATTTACCGCGGGTCTGTTATCTATAATTACAGCTGCAATGTTTTTGTGGAATTTTGCAGTGTATCAACTCGCATGCTGGTCGGTTTGTGTAATGGCAATTGTCACGTGTGAAGCGATTTTTGAGTAAAAAAAGATTATCTTACAATCTAAATGCATCTCAAAGAACTGAAAAATCACTGGAAGACTATACGAGAAGAGTTGGATGATTTACCAATGAATGTCTTTATAAGTGATAAACCCAGACCTACGGGTGAATGGGAAGGTTCAGACGTTCTACGTCAAATTGTTTCAGATTATCATTCTGGTAAATGCGGTTGGCTAAAGGGTGGACAAACACATTTACAAGAGGAGTGGATCAGTTGGCCTATTATATGGGAAAGTAAGATAGTATTGGGTAATTGTTTAAAATGCCCGGAGACATATAAACTACTTTCAAAAATACCAGGTGTTCGTATAGCTGGGTTTGCTCTCATGAAAGGTGGTGTAAAACTAGAAGAACACGTAGATCACGTTGGCGATGATTATAAGTTTACGTATCATTTAGGATTAAAGTGTCCGGATGATTGTTATTTGCACCATTCTAAATTAGGAGATATAAAAGAAGAAGATGGTAAACATATCATTATGAGTTCAAGATTTCCACATTGGGCGGAGAATGGGTCTGACGAAGATCGTATTATTCTCTACCTTGAATATTATAACTCTCCCAACCGTGAATGCTGATAGGACTTTCTTCACACCATGGGTACATTTCTTCTCCCACAAAGTTCATAGCACCCACACCATTTTCAATACACTCGTTACATGTTCCTATGCTGTCATCAATAAGGCAACCAATTCCCAAGGCTCTACACACGTCAACTTTTTTGACTTCATTCTCTGTGAAACTATTAGTGAGAATGACGTCATCAAACAAACCTGGATAAAACTGTTCAATCCAAAGTTCGGTAGACCCTCTAACAATTTCCTGCCTTCCGGTGAGTATATACATTTTATCAAACAGTACACGTAGTTTTTTCATAGCTTCTTGTGATCCCTCTATAGGTTCTAAGTTACGAAACTCGTCAGAAAAATAGAACTCGTGGAGAATTTCTTGTGAACGTTCTTCTGTGCAATTGAAAACTTCTCTGTAAAGGTAATTGTATTTTGGTTTTTTTGGTAAAGCTATCTTTTTATATTCTGCCATAGGTTTCAATAAGGGTACAAGTACCTCATCTACATCTATGGCAATTTTAATATTCATTTGTTAGTAGCATCTATAATTATTTGCTTAAAAAGTTCACATGTAAATAAGAAAGATGAATCCCCTACGTATTAAATACTATTCTCATATGTGGGCGGTTATACACCTTTCCGCACTCAATTACGATAAAAATACGGACAGTGAAGAAGAATATACTAATTTTTACAGGAGTTTGTGTTGTACACTTGGCTGTAAAGATTGTATGGTTCATTATAAACAATTTATGATTGATAATCCACCAAACTTTCTTGACTTGTTTGGATGGACTGTAGATTTACACAATAGTGTAAATGAAATGAGAGGGGAATCTACTTACACGAAAAAATCCAGTCTGGATTTTTGGTTGTCCTGTTAAGTAAATCATCGTGATCTATAGACCTTTCGGTTATATACTTATTTTTAGATTTCAATTCACAAACTTCTGAATATAAACATTCCCGCGCATTTCTTTTGATCATATCTTTATCAAGCATATCAACACCTGCTATACATTGTATAAAAGATTTACGATTAAATGTTTTTAATGTTTTTAAACTATTGGGTTTAGTAACATCGTAATTATTTATAAGGTTCAAAATTTTAGTAAGACTTTTTGGAGTGTTGTTTCTAACCTTTTTCCAAAAATCAGTATCATCACGGGGACTTAAATAGTGTAAAGATATCATATTAACACAATCAGATACCATTTTTGATGCTAACGCATTGTAATCCGTTTGATAACCATCTGCCCACTCTCGGCAATTTAAAGATTTACTGGGTACAGTTTGTATTATGGCATGTAACATTTCTATTGTTAATAGTAGAGATGTAGATTCAAGTGGTTCTAAAAATCCATGAGCTAAACCAAGTGCTAGTGTATTTTTGTTCATTGGTTTTGTATGATACCCAGCTTTAAAGTTAATTTTTTTGCGAACTTCTGGTTTCTGACCAATTACCTCACATATTTCTTTGTACGCGTCTTCATCTGTTATCATATCAGAATCAAATACATATCCACATCCATATCTATTACCTACAGGTATTTTCCACATCCAGCCATATTTCATAGCTGTAGATTCTGTATAAGGTGGAGTAGGACCAATTTTATCTATAAAAAACGGCATAGCTCTTTTAACAGGTAAATGTTCAAAATATTCTATAGGTGATTTGTACAACTTATTAACAAAAAATTTATTAAAACCTGTACAATCAAACACAAAGTCTACTTCAACCCTTTCTTTTGTGTCTAAAATAAGTTCAGTAACATACCCTTTATCGTCAAGGAGTGTATCTTCTATCTTACCAACAATTGTTTTAATACCTCGTTCTTTTCCAACTTTTTGTAAATACTCTGCCATTAACTTGGCATTAAAATGTAACGCGAGAAAGCAATTATCATAGTCGTTTCCCTTTGTTTCTACTCCATCATTCGCCTGTGGAAATTTATTCAATTCACATAATTGAGACCCCAGATCTATTTCATCTATATGGATTCCCTTTGATAAAGCAGTACAGTAATAATCTATATTACAACTTGTAAATGTATGATGATAATGACTTCCATCACCCTTCCAATTTGTAAATTTTATACCCGATTTGAATGTAGCTTCACAATGTTCTATGAATTCAGAAGTATGGATGCCAAGATATTGTTCCGTAAATTCTAAAAAAGTTGCCGTTGTACTTTCACCTACGCCTATAATTGGTATTTTATCGTCATAAACGACTGTAACTTTCGTTCTTGGAAAATAATTACCTATAAATAAAGCTGTTAACCAACCAGTTGTACCAGCTCCGGCAATAACTATATTACTCATACTATTTATTACATAATGCTATTCTTTAACTATTCATAATCTCTGATACACACACCTACAGGAAATCGTGGGACACCGAGAGCTGTCAAGTTTTGAAACCTAACAGTGAGCATTTTTCCAATGTACTTCTTGTAGTTCCTGTAATGTTCCTCTCTCTGAACAATTGTTCCCTCTGGTCTCACTGTAAACTGATTATCATTCTCAGTTTTGCATACCCAAACAACTGCATCTGCATCTCTACCATGCCCAGTTTTGGCACCGGTGATTTCATATTCCTCTGTTTGAAAATCCTTGTACTTGAGGAGATAGTTGCTTCGCTGACCAACCTCGTAGACGCTGAAGCGGTCACGGATCATGGTACCCTCATATCCTTGTTGTATGAACATCTTGTGATAGCCTTCCATATCCTTGTGTTTCTTGACACTGAAGGTATCAACATATTCGTAATGAGGATTGTAGATAGAATCCTTGACATACTCCCAGCGTTGCTCGAAGGTCATGCCAAGCTTCTTCAAATCAAAGAAATCGAACACATGGAACTTGAGCTTCAGAGGGTCAGTCTTGAAAGTGCTGGTAAGTTCCTCAAAGTTGAGGTTAGGGTCAAAGGCTTCACCATCAACGTATTGACCCGGTTCAAGACCCTTACCAAGAACCTCAGTTCCGGGAATAATCTTCCCAGTCCTTGAGATGCCACCATCCTTTGAAACCAGTAGACGAACACCATCAAGTTTGGGTTGAACGTAGAACGGCTCAGAGATATACTTCTTGCGATCATCCCATTTGTTGGCGAGCATAGGCAACACTTGGTTGCACTTGGTGTGCTCATTGTTCCACATGGTTTGAGCCCGCTTTAAAGCTTTCTCATAACCAGTCTTAACATTGGTTCGTGATTCGGTGAACTTATCATTTCCCACGATCCCTGATACCTTTACGATATCCGCAGTTCCGTCAATGAGTTTATCAACGCGGATGTCGGTGTAACGTTCACGGTTCATTTTATCTTTATGGATAAGGCGTTCCATTGTACAAGTAAATAATTTCTCAACTTTAAATAGATGTCTTCACTTCCAGTTGTAAATTATGGTAGAATGGAGCGACTTAGGGCACCGGAACGCACAAACGTTCCATTAAATGCAAATACATTGGCTATTGTTTTTATAATTTTATGTATTTTGGGACTCTATCGCAGATATGTTATCGTTAATCAAGGGCGTGAGCAATCTTATACTTTAGACACTTTGATGCCGACAAATAGAGGTCTTTCTTCATCAATCTCTTAAATTTTCGGTCAGGAATGTCAGTCTTTTCCATATACATTTTTTTTAGATCCCTCATGAGTTTATCACAGTTCTTCATCTCGTGTTTGAGATCTCTGTATTCACCCCACATCTCTGTGGAGATTTGATGAATCAGAAGGTATGCATTGCTACCCATCTTACGTTCTGATCCACCCAAAAACATGAAGGTAGCTGCAGAGCAACAAGCACCTTGAGCGATTGTGACAACCTTCACACGTGACTTTTCAAGGATATTCTTGAGAGCAAATCCCGCATATACATCACCACCTTCACTCATGATATTGACCCTAATCTTGGGTTCATAACCAATGAGATCAGCCTTATGTTTGAGGAGTAGAATCTCCAACTTCTTGAAGGCTTCTACGAACTCTAACGTATTTTCTTGAGTTATCTCACCATAGAAGTGAAGCTCGTTTCCGATAGTCTTGACACAATCAAGAGTATCTTCTTCCTCTTCAATGATCTTTTTCTCGTTCGTAGGCATTCTTCAATGCTTTCTTTACTCTTGATACATCTCTCTGTTTTAACTTACTTCCTACCGCCAAATGATTCATCACATCAAAATCTTGCGGGGTTAAACCATACTTAAGCATAGGCTGTAAGTCTCCATTTTCTGCATACTTCTTTATAAGGCACAAGTCCTCTATACATAAATTACGCCCATTCCTTTTTTGAATTTCTTTATACTTTTGATTTCGCATCTTAAAGTTACCATACTTTGTCCAACAACTTCCGGGTCTTATTGTATCTCTAACCAGAGGCTTACCTTGATTCACTTTTGGAATAACGAGTGCATTTAATGTAAAATATGGCATGAGATTCCAATCACCATTCGTATACATCTGTGTATCATATGTGTCGGCTTCTGAAAAAGCATTTACAGTTGGAACTATATTAACACCCCTAGAATCCAAGTAATTTTCCTGAAATATATCCCATACGTGACCATGCTCATGAATTGAACGTGGGATACCTACCGGAGCAGGATCACTGAGAACATCTTTTATATAGTCCTTAGGGCTTTTGAATACATCTTTTTCGTCATATCCATCAAGATATGTAAAAAAATCTCTAATATTTCCATTACACCGTATCGCAGCATTCTCAGCGCCTTCAGAAAAGCCTGTCAAAGTTAACAGTTTATCTGGTTTGTGTTTTGGAATAAAAATGGTTTCAAAGTTTGGAAACATGCACATATTAGTTGATGTTACTACAAACGCTCCTCTTGATACACGATCTCCATCAGATACTTTTTCAATAAGACTTTTAAAGTCTGAGTCATAGTCATCAATATATGTATGCTTGGACGATGTTTTTATAAATGTCAGAAAAAGTGATTTAGATTTCAGGTGATCTCTTTCTACTTCTACACTGTTATAGTCATTCAATACAGACTTCAATACAAATGTCTTACCTACACCACTTGCACCACAGATGAAAACATTCTTCTTCTCTTGAATATACTTTTTCAGAAGTTCAATCTGCTTCGTGTGAAGTGTGTCAACAGGCTCATCTTTTTTTTGTTCTATTATTTTAATGAAGGAGTCCATCGATGACCTTACTAATCAAGCCATAGATTTGGTGCTCGAGAATGACGCACTACAAGATCGTATCGTAAAACCTTTAAGAAGAAAAATTTTACCATATGCTGCGTGTGCGGCTTTAACTAATGTCGCTATACTTATTCTACTGGTCTACCTTGCTCTACGTCTTCGGGTTCTTCAGACACCGAGGATTTAGCATCCTCCTCCTCCTCCTCCTCCTCTTCAACTTCCTCTACCATTTCTTCTTCAAACTCCTTAGCCTTCCTATCATACTCCGCCTTGGAATTCATCATTTCTCCAAATCTGCTGAATGGACCACCCCTTGTTACCGCACCCGCGACTGTAATTCTTTTAATCTTAGGAATCGCTCTTACATCGAGAATCTCTGGTTTAGTGAAAGTGTTTGCAGGATACTCCTTTTCGAATGCATCCAAAATACCAATAGGGATCGCAGGAGATTGTTCAATGAGACGATCATACTCCGCCTTGCATGTATTTACAAAATCTAAACCATCAGCACTACGTTCGCGACGTGGTAATGCTAACATAAGCCTAATATTTCTGGATAGTAGACCGTATGCAAGTGCTGATGTTTTATGATTTTCCATTAATTCGTTTATTTTTAGAAATTGCATAATAGTTGCTATGAGTCCGGCAACTAAGTTTAGACCACCGATCATAGCGGGAACACTCCCTTGCATTGATTCTGGAAACTGATCTTGAGCAAAGTTAGCTGTACCAGTAACAGTTGAGAGAACAATAACAGGTAAGGTAAAACGCAGACTCAGCTTCTTGTATAGAAGGAATGCTCGGTGATTCATATACCTGTAACACCCAGATGCTTCACCCCATTGACGCAATATAGTTTCGTGTTGGTCGTTCCAACTTTTCTCTCTTAAATCAAGTTCTTGTTTTCTGAGTGATGATGGGGTAATACCACCGTTAAAATTTTCTTCACTCATTCTATAATAGATGAATATAATTTTCCTGATTCATCTATTTTTCTTGATTACTGTTTTAATAGTTCCATTTACCAATGATAAACGCAACCTGGAGTTCTATTCAATCTTAATTCCTTTTTTATTCTTTCATTGGAGCGTAAACGACGACACGTGTGCATTAACTCAAGCGGAGATAGCTATAACCGGTAAGAAGAAGGAAGATTCCTTTATGCATCAAATAGTCAGTCCAATTTACAAAATGGATGACACAGAGGCGAATAAACTCACAAAGACTGTATTTTTCGCGCTATGGGGTTTCGTACAGTACCGTCTCGGAAGATTTGATATGTTCATAGATGATTTCAAAGATATCATGTCTGGGAAGATTTCAAAATAATATAAAGAATTGTGTGTACATTAATTCAGAAAACCATGGTCAATTCTAACATTCGTCGCGCGCAGTTTGAAAATGCTATTAAGTGTATTGAGACAAAGAAAAGGGGTATGGAGGTAAACTATTTACAGTCTGTAGATATCCTCGAGAAGGAGGTTAATGAGATTGAGAGGCGTATTGAGGTTACCAAGTCAAAGGTTAAGAAGGATATTCTTTGGAAACAACACGAACACCTTGAGGAGGTGTCTGACAGACTTGATAAGGACTTTGAGGATGGTCTTAAGGAATGTGATAAGATCATTGAGAAGCATAAGACCAGTATCAAGGAGCTGGAAGAGAAAATCAAGATGGAGAGGTCCTCTCTGGAATTCAATATTGATTGTCTCCGAAAGTATAAGGATAATCCAGGTACTTACAATATGTCTCAAGTTCTGGAAAATGTTATCAATGCATTAGAAATTATTAAGGAGGAAAAGTCTACTTCTTCTTCGTGAGTTCATGAACACGCTTCATGAACTCCTTATTACGACTAACCTTAGGATCCGCTTTGATAATGCGGAGTAGAGCAGCTGTTGGTATCTTAGGACTGTTTCCCTTTGGTGTTGGAGTCTTCTTCAACTTTTTACGCGCGTTCTGAATCTGTTTCGCGGTTGGCATTATACTTTAGGACAATATTTAAATCGATCAAAAAAATGAACAGATATCTTAAAGTTATAGTATAGAAGCATACAAACAGCGTCGGCTATATCGTGCTTTCTTTCATATGGAATGTCAATATCAGTAAACTTTTCAGCTAAGCTAACAGTTCTCTCTTTCCTTTCGTCGTAATTTAAATGTCTCATACCAAAATGTGTATGCATGCTCACAGGTGAAATCAACTTCACTTTATCTTTGAACATGTAGTGTAAAAGTATCTCGATATTATTAAACCCAACAGGTGGTTGCCTTTCAATTAGAATCCTCTCAGCCTTGTCAAAAATCTCTTTATGTTCATCTACAAAAAGGGGTATTAAATCAACAATGTCATTTGAATATATGTATTTGTAATCTTCGAGACTTACCTTCTTTACATATTCAATGTCAATATTTGGACCATTTCCACATTCAGCAAGAACAAGACCCATATTATGATACCCTATATCTATAGCGAGTACCTTCATATTTAAAAGTATTACTTTTTCTTTAATT